AGGGCCTACATTGGCACTGATGAAGATAGCACCTTTGTTTCCGAGTGTTTGACCGCTGGTCACGCTTTGGTTACGAAGTTTATTGGAACTGCGACCGTCCCGGTTACTGTTCACGATAACGCTATTCTCATGGCTTCAAGCGAACTCTTCTATCGTCGCCAGTCGCCCCAAGGTGTTACCCAATTCGCTGCAATGGATGGAAACCCTATCCGTGCCGCTAAAGACCCTATGAACGCCGCTAGGGAACTCCTACGGCCATACACGTCTTACGGGTGCTAAATGCCTGTAAACGAGATCACTGCGTCCAAGGCAGAATACGCTCTTGCGTTGACTGCTCTTGGGCTACGGGTTTCGGCTTACATTCCTGAACGAGTAGTGCCACCAACAGTTATCATCGGGCCAGGTTCACCATACCTAACCCCAGTAACAGTTGACGGCGAATACCTAATGAACCTTGAACTCATGGTTATCTCAGCAACAGCTGTAAACGTGAAGTCAACGGAACTTTTAGACCTAGCGATTGAGACCATTCTCAACGGCAACCCGGGCTACGCTCACGTTTCAAGTGTGGGCCAACCATACGCTTTACAAACCAACAACGCAGAGTTTTTGGCAGCTAACATAACTGTCGATCTCCGCATAACCCTTTAAGGACACAAAATGGCTATTGCTATCCCAAGAGTGATTGCAAGAAACATCACTCTAACCATCGACGGTGTTGACTACGCTCCACAGGTAAACATGGTTGAACTAACTTTGGGCGACGCTCCTGGTGGCGTTCAGGCGTTCACTGAAGTCCGTCCAGACGGCGAGTGGGCGATGCAAATCGACGCTTACTACTCACAAGACGGCGACTCACTAAACCGTTTGCTATTTGCTGAGTTTGGTAACGAAATTCCTTTCGTAATCAACCCAGGCGGCGGAACCATCGGTGCAGACAACCCTGCCTACACCGGCACGTTGATCGTGAACGAACTACCACCACTATCGCTTACTTCCAACGAAGAAGTTTCATTCTCTGTTACATTGCGAGTAAAGAACACTGGCCTAGATGTAGCCAGCAAACTTTACTACGGCCTAACCATCGACATCACCCCATAGTCTTCTAGGTCGTTCCTGTGGCTTACAAACCTAAAGCAAACGAACAGGCTATCCAAGTGGATGGTCTTGCAGAATTATTTAGGGCCTTGAAAGCCATAGGAACGCCGGTAGAAGAAATCAAGGCTGCCAACAAAGAGTCCGGTGAACTTGTCGCTAGAACTGCTAGGAACATTGTTCCAGTGCAAAGTGGTGCTTTACGCAAAACTATCCGAGTTGCCAACGTTTCAACAAACGTAAAAATTCGAGCTGGTAGTGCCAGGGTGCCTTATGCCAACCCAATTCACTGGGGATGGTTTAGAGATCGTAAACGTGGCTTCAATCGCAACATTCTACCCAATCCCTTCATGTCTAAAGCACTTGGTTACACTAGAGAAGAAGTGGTGGCCAACTATGTTGCCAACATTCAAAAACTGATAAAAAAACACGAACCAACCAATAAAGGAAAATAAATGTCAATAGAAAATCTGCCAGTATCCGTTATGGAAGAGCTTGAACTTACTTGTGGGGTAACACTTGACGTGTTATTCAACCAAAAGAAAAGGCATCCTTACGCTAACCGAGCAACAGTATTTTTATCGCTGCACGAAAAGGGTGAACCCCAGACCTGGGAAGCACTCGGAAAACTTACTCTTGACCAACTCTTCGCACTTATGGAAGATGAAGGTCAAGACGACCCAAAAGACTAATTCGGGAAAAGCAAGCCAAGCGTATGGCCGAAGCTTGTATGTTTCTCCGAATCTCACCGAGTGAGTATCGCCAACTCACAGTTTTGGAACTCAACGCTTTTATGGAAGTGGCGACACCAAAGACCGACCTGACAGGACTTTTATAAATGGCAAGAGACAAAATGTTTGCCGAAGTTGTTATCGCAGGTTCTTACCGGAATCTATCGAGAGCAACTAAAGGTGCTACCAAAGAGATGCAGGGCTTTGGTAAGTCTGCCAAGAAGATTTCTATGGGTGTGAAGGCCGCTTGGGCTGGTGGTATCGCCATTGCCTTAGACTTCCTTTGGGATGGTCTCAAAAAGGTTGGTAAGGCTGCAGCTGAAGAAGCCCAGTCAGTTGCCCTGTTGCAAAACGCAATGGATAAGTCTTGGAAAGTTACTGAAACCATGTCCAAGGCCCAAGAAGAGTTCTTGCAAAAGATGTCTTATTCAGCCGTGATTGCAGACGAAAAACTTCGTCCAGCCTATGCGAAGCTAGTGCGATCCACTAAATCTTCTGAGAAGGCTCAACGTGCGTTTTCAATAGCGTTAGACATTGCGGCCGAAAAGGGTAAAGACATCAATGTTGTTAGCCAGGCGATGGCACGTTATTTGGCTGGTGACCAGAAAGCCCTAAACAAGCTAGTGCCAGAACTAAGAAACGTCGGCGACAAGTTCGGTTACCTGGAGAAACAATACGCCGGTGCTGCTAAGACCATGGGTGATGCCAAGCCTTTTGAAAAGGTCGAACTTATCTTTGGCGACATTCAAGACCGTCTTGGCGGTTACATATTGCCTTATGTTCAAAAGTTTGCTGACTATCTTGCTGGCCCTGAAGCCAAAAAAATGATTGACAAAATGTTTGCCAGTGTGCAAAACATGTTTGATTATTTGGAAACTGCCGAAGGTAAGAAATACATTCAAGGAATAGCAGACGGCTTTATTGGTATCGGCGATGCTATGGCAAGCATGGCTAAATATCTATCTGAAACAAAATGGTTCTGGGACGCTGTTTTTGCAGGCCAAGCAAATACACCTTTGGCAATTCTTGGTCGAGCCTTTGCCGGTGAAGAATTATTTGTTAAGCCTGGGGGAAACAAACCGGCGGCAGCACCTGGGCAGAATAACAGCCCGGGATCTATTGTTTACAACATTTATGGTGTTGCTTCAGGACAAGATGTTATCAAAGCCATTAAAGGTGAAGCCACTAAAAAGGGCAGAACAGTGTTGGGCTTGCTAACAAATGGCTAGCACTTCAAGAACGTATTTAGCAAGCGATTGGCAGGTTTGGACTTATGAACCTGTTGCCGGTAAGTTTCGTCTTGACTTCTCAGCTCTAAACGGCTCTGATGTGCTTGGAGCGGTCGGCGATGTTGGTGGCATGGCTGTTTTGGACATGGACATTAGTTACATTGGTTTGCAGGATGGGGAACGACCTAACCAATCAGTGTTTGGCATTGTTTCTCCTGGCACTGCAACTATTACCGCCAGTTTTACTGGTTGGGATAAAGCATTGGTGCAGGAACTTTACCCTGGCAAGTCTTTAGCAATTACTTTGAAGAATCAGGCCACCATCGACATCGACGTTTATGGCCGAAACAGTGTTTACTTTTTAGGTGTTATTGCTGGTTCAACTTTTACTGTTGATCCAATCAACTTGGTTACCACATTCAACATTGAGGGCTTAGACATTCTTGGTATGGCCCTGAACCAATCAATGGAAGTTAGCCGAAGCACTACAGCAACTAAAAGCTCTTCCCTAAACGCTGCACTAACAGCCAACTCAAACTTGTTTGATAGCCACCTAGAAATCATTACTAACGGTGATTTGACGGTCAACTATGAAACAACCACCACAGAAATACGTTCATTGGGTGCTTGGCTTGAAGATTGGATACAAACACTTCTTGGAATACCTGCCCAGTATTACGCTTACCAACTTGGCAACCTTAAAAGAGTAGTGTCGCTCAACCCTTTAGAAGTGCAACCAATTACCGGTGCAACCATTACTGGCGATGTAGTTACAAACTTGACTATGGAAACCGATGGTGCGGACGTTCCAACATCGTTCAACCTAAGCAATAGCACACTAAGTTACAGCTTCGGAACATCGGAAGCCAACATTCTTAGTCTGCCAACCCAATACACAGCAACACTTGATGTAAACGGTGCCGGGCAGTTATCACAAATCTCAGACCGAATCAGAACCTATGTTCCACGACTATCACCAACCTCAATCACAGTAACAACCGCCACCACATACCAACCAATAGTGTTCGATAACACTCAGGCTCAAAGCGGTGGCCAGTATTACTACCCAAACAACTGGTGGGCCAACGGAACAGACGTAAACGTTTACTTATCGTTCCTTGCTACCGGCGGTGTGACACCAAACTATTACACTAAAATTGTGGGCCAAAGCCACGAAATCACGCCAGACTTGTGGCAAACCACTTAC